TGTAGACCAGCAGGGATCTTACCTTCATTTAATTCTTCACCTTCATGAGGGATTGTATTACCATCCTTATCCTTTTGATGATGTTCATACATTGACTTGTATGCGTCAAATAATGAATTAGGAGAAGGAGCAGATCCATACTGTGTTCTACCTAAATCTGCTTGAGTCTTCTCACCAGATGGTATCATACCACTGGAAATCATATCTTTTGAAACTTTATGATCCATCTTTATTTTGAAATTTAGAACTATTTAGTCATGCAACCAGTTCTATAAACTCACTAAGAATCTTTTTGTTCATCTTTTTACCTTTAAGACTTTTACCAAAGGCTCTCTTGATTTCTGCTTTGGTTGCATCTTCTTTAACTTCAAACTCATCATCACTTGCAAGTGCAGTTGTAGATAATCCAAAGTAAGTATCATATGCAGATGTTTTGATTGAAACAGATCTATTCTTTTTCCAACCCTTCATAATTTTTTGATACTCCTCATCTGTCCACCCATGATAACGACGAATGAATGATCCAGCATCACGAGAAGGTAGGAGACGAATACCAATGAAGTTTACGGATGGAAACGTATCTTTAAGATTGTCAAGTAAAACTTCAGTGAATCCATAGGTAGAATCTTTAACACGATATGTCTTACCAAGTTTACGATCACGAAGAAATGTGCCAGACCAGATAGCAGCTCTACCCATGTATGGTTCATCTTCCCAGTGACGTTGAACCTCATGATGATATGAAGGTGTATAAGCTTCACCATCAGTAAGAACAACACATTGAACTTTCTCAACCTTATTGTCTTTCTTGAACTGAGGAATGATTTGATGTAGACAAATCAAAGACTCATCTAATGGTGTGCCTGATAGACCCATACCGAGAGGAACTTGGAATCTATCTCTATCATCCCAAGAAACATTAGAGTAACCAAATCGAGTCGCCATGCGATAGACGTTTCTCATTTGATGATCTAGAGTTCTAGCGTTGACCTTAGATGTGAATAGATTCATAAGGTTAAATGATTCTTCGATACAAACTAGATTATTCTTTGCTGTGTAACGTGATTCCTCTCTAGTATTGTGATAGGGATGACAATTTGTAAAAGCATAGACATCAAATGGAATCTGAACCTTACGACAAAACCAAATTAGATTGTATAACTGTTTGATTGTATCTTTCATGATGTAAGACATTGAACCAGACCAATCAAGAATGAATACTAATCCATGATTCTTACCATCAGGTAAAACTGTAACTTTCTTGAAGATATCTTCACAGTATTGATATGTGTGAAGTTTTGACATATCAAGCATTCCAGTTCTTGAAGTTGCAGCACGAGCATATGCAGATGCTGACTTCTTCATCTCAAACTCTTTGACAAGATAGTTGACTTCTTTTCTTGCAGATACTCTGAACTCATCAAACTCTTTATCAGCATTGAAGAAATCTGATGCTGTATTTTCACGCCATTCAAAATCAATATTCTTATGAATATACCAGTTAGGAATGATAACTTTATCAAGATCAAGATCATTTGGTTTCTCAACATAGAGTGTCTCACGACCAGCTTGATTTACTAGATCTTTAAGTGACTCTTCAAGATTCTCAGCAGTTTCAACCTGTGGTTCATCACCAAGACTAATACCACCTTTTGAATATGCTTGGTCATCATAATCTAAACCATCATCCTCATCATCCCACTCATCTTCATTTTCAACATCAGACTTTTCTGAATCTCCTTCAGTGCCTTGAGTTGTAGTGCGATACTCTTTCTCATTGTCACCGTCACCATCCTCCATCTCAGCCTTTGGATTCATCTCTTCAATCTTCTCCTGTTCTTTTTTCTTCTCTTCTAATTCTTCTTTCGCATACTCCCAGATAACTTTTGAATACTCAAGAACATCATCAAATGTTTCTGCTGACTTGACCATACTTACAAAAGTCTTTTCTTCTTCGTTGAAATCAATATCAATGAAATTACCAATCTTGAAATATAGATTTAGTCTATCAGCAATACCCATCTCATTCACATCAATATCACTTAACTTGAAGAAGTCCATTCCTTGTAGTTCTTTGTATCCAGTAAAGAATGTCTTTGGAAGACCAGCATACTTACGCTTCATTAACTTCTCAATACGAGCATCTTCAACTACGTTTACAAATGATGGTGGTATCTCTGGATATCTATCTAACCAATCTTCACATGGAGTGAATAGTGCATGACCAACCTCATGTGCAACTAACATATCATAAACTTCACTTGATGCCTTCTCCCATAGTGGAAGAACTAAAACTCTTGTCTCGACATTGAAACTTGCAGTCTCGACTTGTTTGTGTTCTACAATCAAATCTTCTGTAGCGAGTAACTTTGCAAGTTGTGATTTAATTTCTTGTTGGATGGACATCTAAACCTCTCATATATGTCCTTATTATAATTCCTCAGCACAAAATAGAAACAGTGATTGTGCCACTAATTTAATCGTCTACACCTGTTGCATAGTCTAAAGCTCTCTTTGCAGTTCGCATCAAACGAACTCTACGCATATCATGAGTGTTAGGTAGTGTCAAAGAAAATCCTAGCAATTCTCCATCTGGATCATCTGGAAATCCTACTGGTTGAATGAAGAAAATGCCTGCGTGTGCAACACACTTCCAACCAATGTCTACAAAACCTAAATCTCTTAACGCACATTCTAACTTAAGTGAGTGACATGCCTCCTCTAGTATCATGCGGATTACCGTACTTTGATTTTATTTATGTCATGCGACTAAATCCTTTGACCTTTTCAAACTGTATCAGGTCTTCAAATCTATCATGTAGAGATTGCTTGTGAGATATTACAAATACGTTTGCGTCCTTGATTACATATTTTACTATCTTTAAAAATTCTTCTGTTCCAAATCCATCAAGTGAACTATCAAATACTTCATCCATAATCAATAGATTTGTATTCACAGAGTTTTTAAATCTAGCAACCTCTCTCCATGTGAAGAGAAGTGCTAGATCGATTCTCATTTTTTCACCTTCACTGAAGGATGAATATGAGAAGTCCTCATGAATCGGAGATTGAATAGTCTCATTGAACTCTTCATCAAGTTTGAAATTAATATAGAAGTCCATCATCCTGAGATACTTATTAACCTGTTGGTTGATAAGTGGTAGATACTTTTTGATGATTTTGGACTTTACGCCACCATCCTTGAGAAGTGAGTAAGCAAAGTCATGATGTAGTATTTCCTGTTTCTTCTCTCCTAGAGATTCATAAGTCTCTTTTAGTTTTTGGTCAAATTCAGTTAGTTTCTCATGTTCAGAATTTCGGTTTTCAAGTTGATTGGTAATAGTTTGAATTTCTGATTCAAGTTCTCTGATTTGTTTTTGATAACCAGAGATCTTAACGTTGTTTTGAGAAATTTCATTCGTGAGTTTGGTTATTCCTTTAGTAAGTTGGATAAATTGACGTTCCCTTTCTTCTTCTTTTTCTATTGTTTTTTCTAGTTCTTGATAACCAGATTGAAGTTCTTTTGCTTTTTGTTGGGCTTCGTCAAGCTTATTTAGCCTTAACTCTTCACCAATATTCTGTGTACAAGTAGGACACACTGTATTCTTTGAGAAGAACTTATGTTCTTTCTTTACTGTTGATGCCTTGTTTGATATCTTTCCTTTGAGATTACCTAACTCTTTAAGTTTCTTATCAGCACCTACAAATCTTTCTTGGTCTTTAATATGTTCTTGAATATCATCTTCTTTCCATTTATTTGATGCTATACATTTTTCTGTATCTACAATCAAGGAGTTGATTTTTTCTTTTTTAGAGTCGATTCTTTCTTTACCTCTCTTCTCAACTTCCTCCATAAAGTTCTGTTGCATCTCTAACTTTTCTTTCAGAGATGTTTTTTTTAACTCTAGAGTTCTAACTGCATCTTTCTTATCTCTTATCTTATCACGAATAATATTATTCATCGCTGAGAATATCTTGATATCTAATAAATCCTCTATCACTTCCCTTCGATTTGAACCTGATAGTTGCATGAATGGAACAAATGTACTACTACCTAGTATGACAATTTGTGTGAATGACTTATAATTCATCTTCACAACATTTTGTTCTAGCCATTTTTGTTGATCATTGGCAGCAGAAGATTGATTCATCATTTGTCCATTACGATGAATCTCAAATATATTTGGTTTGATACCTCTACGAATAAACCAATCTGTTGACCCGATTGTAAAGTCAAGTTCAACTACACAATCTTTTTCATTTGTAGCGTTTACAAGTTGAGATTTATTAATCTTACGAAAGGGTTTATTAAACAAAACAAATGTAAGTGCATCCAACATAGTGGATTTACCAGCACCATTTGTACCAATAATAACTGTATTCGATTTTTTATTTAAGTCAATCTCAGTCCACTGATTACCAGTAGACAACAAATTACGCCATTTTATCTTTTTGAAACAAATCATTCTTTGGTGGAACCACGATATCGTCTGGTCTAATTATATTATACATGTAATCGTGCATTTCGCAAGCTCTCATTGCCACAAAATCATCAACTTCTATCACACTCATTTCTGGATAATCATCTTCAACTGATATTAAGTCAGCATATCTATCTGCATCATCCTCCTCCTCAAACATTAAAAGAACTTTATCTCCATCATCATTCTCGATGGAAAAAGCACCATCTTCTTCAAATCCTTTAACCGCTAAGATAAACATTACTCAACCTCACAGGCCTCCCGATAAACGTCTTGAAGTATTTCTGTAATCACAGATTTATCTAAATCAACTTCAGACTCCTGTATATATCTATTTAACAAAGATATTGTATCTTCAGATTCATCTGCTTCAAACTCCTCTCCCTCTGTAAAATCAAAGTTTTCAACAATCTTAAGTTCTGCAAGATTTGATGAGTAAAGTTTATCAATATATTTTTCAAACTTTTTTGGGTCTGATTTTTTACGAACAATTACCTTAAGTATTTTTTGATCATACTTAGTGATATCTAACATTTGATGAGGCGTATCTTCATAGTATAAATTATGAAATAGTTGATAGGGATTGTTAACTGGTGTATGAACTAAGGTATCTGTATCAAATAAGTGAAATCCTCGATCTCTATCATTTACATCATTCCAATACATCTCATATGGATTACCTAAGTAAAATATATTTTCTTTATTTGACCTCATATGATAATGACCAGAATAAACTCTTTCAAACTTATCAAAGACATTTGAATCCATTCCATGTTCCATAAAATGTCCACGAGTTGCCATAAAACCATTCAACTCAAGATGACCCATCACACATGGAGAATCACTTTCTTCAATCAACTCAAATGTTTTTTCTTGATTCTCAGGATTAATCCAAGGTACAAATAAAAATTTTGTTTTATCTATCGTAACTTCTTCAGCTTCTGGATATATTTTTACATTATCATACTCTCTTAAAAAAAGTCCAACACCTGTTAAGTCATTTGTATTTTTATAATATGCAGTATGATTGCCTATAATTGTATGAACAGTAATTCCTAGTTCTTCTAACCTATCATAATAATGATTCTTTGCCCATTCCAGTGATACAAAATCGACACCTTTACGACTATCAAATGTATCACCCATGTCAACAATAGTTGTGATACCCTCTTTAATTAAAGTTGGGAAGAATATATCTTCGTAAAATTTTAAAAAGTAATCGTGAAATAATTTAGAATTTTTTCTTGCACCAAAGTGTTGGTCTGTAATAATAGCAATCTTCACTGATAGTTCATCCTTGTTTGCACTGAATCTTTGATTTGATTATAATCAGAACTGGTGCCTGTCATATCACCATCAACAGTAAAGACTTCTTCATAACCAGATCTTTCAATAATTTTAGTTTTAATTTCTAATTGTTTCTTTTCCTTTTGTATTCTTCTCAGAAAAGCATAATGTATAATTTGTGTAAAGTAAGCAAAAGGATTCTTAGATTTTTCTGGATTAAAATTATTGATATATTGAACACAATTTTCAATACCATCACATACCATGTCATCCTTAAACATGTAGTTTACAAAGTTAGGTTTAAAAGATAAATGAGTTGCAATCTTGAGAAAACACTCACCAAGATAATTTGTGATACGAGGTTTTGCTTCACCTCTTTCTGCAGCTAAAGCAACCTTTTCTTTGTACTCTACAATAGCGGCGAGGAACTCTTTATTATTTACATAATGTTCCGATCTTTTTCTTGCCATGAAATGTTTTGATAGTGTTCATTCATAACATTATTATACACTATAATCAAACGCTTGACAATACCCTAAAAAAGCATTACAATAACTCTGTAAGGGTTCAAAGGAAGGGATTAGCTATTCTTAAAGATATTCTCTAGGCTTGTACGAGCATCTTTAACGTTAGATATGTAACCCATTTCTTTTGTCATCTTCGGTTTTGGTTTCTCTGTAGAAGGTTCGGTTTCATAATATGCTTTCACAAATTTATTATATGCTTTGATCACATCTTTATCATTAACCTCACATGTAGTGATAACGTTACTCATCTCTACTATATATATTTGTTCTCTACCTGTTTTTATCCAAGGTTCGATTTTAATTATACTGATTCCAGGCTTTCGAGTGAAACTTGAATGACCAACCATCGCTGGGCAGTCTAAGGATAATACATCAAGTTCAGGCGCAATCTCAACTTTTGCAATCACTTCTTCGCCTGTTTTTAATTTTACAACTGCTAAAAATTTATCTGACATTTTTTTAAAGGTATCGTAAGCATTTCATAATTAAAGTTTTCTTCGTTATAAATCTTAACTCTCTCCATCATATGATTTAAGGTATAGTTTTTTGAGGAACCGTATGTAATATCATCAGCAATGTCAAATAGAGTTGCCTTAATTTTGTTGTCTCCCTTTCTTAAAACTCGACCTATGCTTTGTAAGTTTCGTATTTTTGATTTGTTTGGTGATGCGAATATGACGTTGTGAAGATTCTTAATGTTAATTCCTGTTGAGAAGGTGCCGTATGAGGCAATAATAATTGCATTGTCTTCTTTTTCTGTGATTGTGCGAACTTCTTCCCGATCCTCAGTGTCAACTCCTCCGTGTACAAAGAAACATTTTCTATTTTCTTCCTTGTTACTATTTATGAGATCAAATAAAGGAAGTCCATGTGACTCAACTCTTGTATATAAAATGAGAGTATTACCTTTTTGATCGAGAGATAGATTCTTAATAAAGTTATTTCTCTGTGTATGTGTGATTAAATATTGTATTTCATCCTCATAGTTTTCAAACTTTCTTGCTGGATGTTTGAGAGTTAAAACTTTGATGTTTAGTTTTGATAGATATCCTTTCTTCATCAATTCGTCTGTACGAATAATCTTATAAGTCGGGCCGAATAATCCCTCTAACACCCACTTGTGTGTTTGTGTTCCATCAAGTGTTCCTGTAAAACCATATCGATACTTACAATCAAGCATCTTAGTCATGATACTCACAAGAGATTTTGATTTAAATAGATGTGCTTCATCACCAATTACTACATCAAAGTTATTAAAATACTTTCGATCCAGTTTATAGATTGACTGCCATGTAGTGATCGTAACACTATCATCACTAATCTTATCTCTTCCAGCATAGACACGATGACAATATTTTTCAACATCCCACCCATAATCTTCAAAGTCTTTGTACATCTGTTCAACAAGGGATGTAGTTGGAACTACAATTAGTATTCTACGTTGATGTTCAACATGATATCTTGTAATAGCATATATCATTAATGACTTACCAGATGCAGTTGGTGATAGTAATAATTTACGATTATGTCTGAGTGCATCATGAATACCTATGATTTGATATGGTCTGGGTTTATGTTTTGATATACTTTTCACATAATCTGTTACTCCCTCTGGTGATATCATATCATTTTCTTCAAGTGGTAATCCATAAAATTTACTACCTTCAAACTCATAAGTATATCCCTTTCGATTACAGAATGATATGACTCGATCTACAAGACCAGTGTATATCTCATTTTTTCTCATATCATAAAGTCTTATCTTTCCATCCCAATACTTATTACGATATTGTGGCATAAACTTGGCGCCAGGAACTTCAAATGTAAAATGATCAGATAGTTCATGATACACATATTGTTCCGAGTCTATCGTAACAAAGACTTCATTTTTCTTTTTGATAATTAAGTGGGTCATGTAAATCCAGCTTGGAATTTATGCCATTCAATTGAATTTTTGATTTGATATGTACGATTTGATATCTGTTTAAGAATACTCTCTGTATAATTTATCATCACGTCATAGTATTCTACTTTTAGATTTGCATCTGATACTCGATCATCAGCATCCATATATCTAATTAGTGCGTCTTTATCTCTAACTTTCTTTGGAAATGGTTCTTTCTCATACACTTCTGGATCTGCCTTTCCAGAATAGTATTCATATCTTTCATGACGAACACTCTTTTGTATTTTCTGAGCTTTTGTTCGTAATAAAATTAAATTGTTTAATATCTCATGATATTTTGAATGCAATTGAGGAACCTTAATTGATTCTTCATGCATATTATCAATATCAATCTTACAGTCCTCTTGCCACATGGACTGAATCTTATCAAGATTTATCATGTAAAATTATTTTGTAGGAAAGTTGTCTAGTCTATTACCATTTGGATCAGTTATATTATAAATGGTGTATTTAAAAGTAACTTCTGCTGTGAAGTAATTATAGTCACGAGTTGTGACATCAAAATCTAATGTTGAGAGTGAGATTGGAAACGCATCTTTGAAATTGATTAAGACACTTGGTTTGTAATTACTGTTTAAAACTTGTAATGTAGCATCTGAAAATTCAAAATAACGAGGATCTCCATCATCACCTATTATACGATCAGTTCTGTTGTCATCTTTTCTAAGTTGATCATATTGTCCTCTTGACTCTGGATATCCAAGACCAGTAATCCATTTGTGAATTGCAAGATAGTTTTCCATCTTTTCATCCACTAAGAAACTAACAGTCAAATCATCATACAAAACCTTATCTCCAGGCACAGGAATATCCTTCAAATAAGATGGTTGAATCGCAGTTCCCATGCTTATTGAAGGTATGTTCGCAGATTGGCAAAGAAAATCAACCTTTGGAGTTTTAGTTAAAATTAACTTAAAACCAAGAGGAGACATGTAGTTCCTGTTGGCTATTTGTTTGTCAAAGGGTGATACTGAATCAGTCATTTACTTTTTTGTAATTTTTTGATTCTTTTAACATAAAGAATCTCAGCCGTTGAGTATAAAATTGGATTTTTCTTTGATCTTTTGATAATAAGTTTTGCAGCTTCTTTATCGTCCATGTTACTATTTAGACACAAAAAAAGAGACCCTTTCGGGTCTCCGTAAAAATATGTAATATGACTTACATAAGGTTTGTAACAGATACTCTTCTGTAGTAACGGTTAGCGTTAACAGTAAGTGTTCCTGATCCTTGTGTTGTACCCTGTGAGAATGGGTTCTCAACCATTCCGTAACGAGTCTTAAAGCCAATTTTTGGTTGGAATGTATCCTGACCAACGGCTCTAACCATCTGTAGTGGAACGTAAGGACAATAGAATAGACCAGCATCGTAAGGTGAAGTACCTTTGTAACCGATAACATAGTACTGAGTTGCAGCACTGTTAGCAGCGAATGGGTCGATGTACACTCTGTACTTACCGTTGATAACACCAGCAAATGTATTACCTGTGTCGTCTACGTTTAAGTTAACATTAAGTGCAGGGGTGTAATCTAGAACACCAGCCATTGTTAGTGCAGAAGCAACGTCAGCAGAGCAAAGGATGATGTTACCCTTTCCACGACGAGTTCTTTGTGCAATAGCGTTTGCATCTCTCTCAATCTGGAATAATAGTCCCTTGAATTTCTCAACTGACCATCTTCCGTTTGAGTCGGTGTCTAGGTTGAATGTACCAGCAGATGCTACGTTAACCTGAGCACCAGTCTCAGCAGTTTTGTAGATTGTTCTGATAACTTCTCTGTTGATTTCAGCAAGAATTTCAGTTGATAGAATGTTTGCTAACTCAGCCTCAGCATTCAATCCGTGGATTGCCTTAAGGTCTTGAGCTAATTCTAAACTGTACTGTGCTTTTAGAGCTCTTGACTTCGCAGTCACAGTAACTTTCTCGATTGAGAAAGCCATCTCGTTGAAAGTCTTACTTGAATCTCCGAGATCTTCTGCGTCGTCTGTACGCATACCTTGACCAACATCATATGCAACTTGTTTTGCATCTGTTGAAGGGTTAAGAGCGCCTGGGTTAGTACCTGACTGAGCAGTTGTACCTAAACCAGTTGTAACAGATGTAAATCCATCTGTATATGTATTCTCTTGGTTCTGTCCAGAGAATGCTGAATCTGGTTCGTTGAATAATGCCTCTGTTCCAAGCATGTTGTTAGCATTTGTGCCATCAACAAATCTGGATCTCATTGCGAAAATAAGTCCTGTTGGAGCGTTCATTGGTTGAACACCAGCAAGGTCATATGCCACCAAGTTAGGCATAGATCTTCTAATCAATGAGATTAGAACAGGGTCAAAACCAGCAACAGGGCCAGTTGCTGTTGCACCACCAGAGAAACCAGCACTAGAGCCAGTATTTGTGTTCACTGTTGGAGCTTCTGAGAGGAATGATCTTTCCTCTGATAAAAATCTTTCTTGGTTCTCAAGCAAGACAGCAGTAACCGCTTTACGATGATTGTCCTTGATAGCATCAATTCCATCATGTTCTAGAAGGGGCTTCCACTTCTCTTGCAATTGTTCTGCGTTGCCAAACATTTGCGTTTTACCTAATAAGTTTACGTTTGATTAATTAACAAGTTGAGATTCACTTTTTAGTGGCATGGGATAGTGCCTGGATGTATGCCGCCATACTACCAGAAACATTATCTGGTGTTGCAGCCTGTTCGTTTAACACTTCCGAGTCACTTCTTTTTGGAGCAGCCTTAAAATATGACTCTTTTAGAGTCTCAAGCTTTTCCTTATAAGATTCTTCACTTTCAAACTCAACACCTTCGGCAAGTGAAGCGAGCTTTTCCTTCTGAGTACTTGATAAGCCTTCAGAAACATCGGAAAGGATGTTACCACCTGTTGCCTCGGAGAGACTCTTAGTGATAGCTATATTCTTTTCGATCTGCTCGTTGAGTTTTGATTCCATTTCGTCAAGTTTGTCTACCATATTCTCAACGACATCATATTTATCATCAGGGATGTGTACATAATGTTCTTCAAATAGACCTCTCATTCCTTCGAGGAATGATTCAGTCATTTCGGATTTAAGTCCACG